TGCGAGAAGCTATCAAAACTATTCGACCCCGCCTCGTAGTGTGGGAAAACGTGAAAGGAGCTAGAAGTGCGACAGCCTCTAGCGATTTGGAATCCTGCCCGGGATGTATGGGAACAGGGGGGGGCAATGACACCGAACCTGCTTTGCGGGCACTCGGACGTGTACTCGGCGACCTTACCTCCCTCGGGTATAGCGCTCAATGGCGCTCTATACGAGCATCAGACATCGGAGCACCACACCACCGCGAACGGGTCTTCGTCCTTGCCTGGCGCAATGATTCCTACACCTACAGCGACAGACGGGGCGCGGGGCGGGAAAAACCCGTACAGAGCCACGAAATCAGCTCTGCTACTCCCGGATTGGGTGAACGCCATCACCGAGGGAGTGCTGCTGACACGGGAAGCTATACCGATCCCCTCTTTCCAACCCCGACCTGCTCAGACATCAAAGGTGCACCACTCCCAGAAACGTATACGCGCCGCCTAACCGCCCGCGGCCGAACCACCAGCGGGAACCTCGCCGAAGACATCCCCTACCTGCTACCCACGCCGAACACGATGGATAGCCTGGACTGGAGAAACGGCGAAGCACGGCTTAAAGCGCTCAAACGCGGCAAAGATGATCGGAAACCTACCAAACGAACCGGGAACCTCCGTGAAGAAGTACATTTCGACTTCCACGAGTACGCGCCCGCTGTCGAACGATGGGAAACCATCACCGGGAATAAAGCCCCCGCTCCGACCCGCCCATCACGCACCGGGAAACCGCAGCTAAACCCAGAATTTAGCGAGTGGATGATGGGACTACCCGCCGGGTGGGTTACAAGTACCGATTTAGCCCTCACGCGAGCGCAACAACTTAAAGCCATTGGCAACGGCGTTGTTCCGCAACAAGCCGCAACAGCTCTCGCGGAAATGATGGCGAATTTGGAGGAAAAGTGAACACACCAAAACCAAGAAGAGGTTACTCCCACCGGGCAGAGCTAAACACCAAGTTCCACCCAGCTCAAAGCGGCATACCAGACTCAACCGAGTTCACGGTCTACTGCCAGGACTGCGCAGATGCCAGACTATCCATCCACGGAGAAACCCCAGGGATCCTTCGACGCATGGAAGCAGGAACAGGCACCAGCGCCGAAATCTACCTAGAAACATATATGAAAGACATCACCCAAAGACACAACTCACAATTTCTCAGAGGCGCGACAGTATGGGAGGAAGAACCAAATGTTTAACGACATCACCTTTACCACAACCAAAGACGGAAAAGGGGTAAAAATCACCAAAAACAACACCACCTATTCCAGCTACACAATCCAAAAAATCTGCGAAAACATCCAGCAAATCAAAATAAAACCTTGGCAAAGCAAACTAACCCTAACAATGCTCATCATGGATGCACTCGAAGACGCAGTACCAGGCGCTCGCGTCTTGCCCCTCGACGTAAATAAAACGTTCATCAGCAATCACGCAAACACGCCGCACGAATACGAATTCCTGATTATCGAAGGCTAAAAATGTTTGACAAGATCTTCGACACACGCTTCGCGAGCGCGGTTAAATACCCTGCTGAGGAAGTGCAGGCTTGGCCGCGACCTGTGCACATCCCGTTCTTCCAGTTCGATTTGCACCCGGTCAGTTTGTGCACGAACTACCATTATCCGACCGATATACATGACGAAGAAAGATTGCTTTTCTTTAAGACTCAGACATATGCGCTCGCGTGTGATTGTTTGAGGGATGGAGAGCTGCAGATAGCGGCACCGGCGGAGGCGGCTATTCATTCTACGGTTTATAGGCATGTAGATGTTGATATTCGGGATTTGCCGCCGCTGGTGTCGTATCGGACGCATAAGCCTGAGGTTTTTCAGAGAGACGGGGCGGATGATTGGGAAATCCTGTGTGAAGACTGCACTGAGTTCTATACGGGTATCTGCTGCACGTTTGAGACTGAGATTGAAGCTCTCACTGTAGCAGCGGAGCACGCAAGAATGAACCTGATTGCTGTCATCCCGGAGGAGGAAACCGTGATCCTTCCAGACGGAGAAAGTATCGGCATAAAAATCAACAAAAAGGAGACGCAGAGCCGTGATTAGTCAAAGTCCTTTTGAACGTACATCGCCTAGTCAGCAAGCACATCTAATTATTAGCTCCCTCATCTCTAAGCATGGAGTGATTGAAGCTATCGGGAACATGATTTACCGCGATCACGGTATGGATGAAGGTGTTCGTGTCGTTTTTGCGGACGGTCATAACGTGGATATAGCTTTCGGATTCACACCAGAGCACGGGCTAGAAGGTGCTCACATCATAGCGGAATGGGACAACGATAACGGGGAAGGAAACTGATATGAGTAGCGTCTCAAAATTCATGAAGAAAGCTCTCAAAATCGCGCAAGTCTGCACTGATTTTGAAGGGGAGATTAAAGAAGTAGAGCTATACACCACAAAGCTGTCACCTGGAAAACAGCGTACGGCTGTTATCAAATACGACTCAGGTAAACACTACATCATCCGGGAATTTTCCAACGGAACACTGAATGTCAGAAAGGCCGTCGGTTAGCGTGAATAATCGATCCATCTATGCCCGGGTACACAGCCTAGTTGAGCATGAAGCACCCGGCGCAACCATTACAGAATATACCGCACATAAGCACGGCGGCCTTTTAGGAGTAACTGTGATAGTCCAAGCGGTAGACCCCAACGGCACCCGAACAACTATCAATGTGACCCTACCTTTCAACTCCAATGGATACATAATCAACCACATCATTAGAAAGGGAAAGTAAATGCCGATCCCACAACGAAGTACCAGCGCATCGGACACATGGCTCACCCCCCCCCATATTTTCCAGCCCCTCGGAAAATTTGACCTCGACCCGGCCGCACCTATCGAAAACCGCGGGTGGATCGGAGCCACCACAACCTTCACCGAGCTAGAAGACGGTCTCACGCAACCCTGGGAAGGGCGGGTATGGCTAAACCCACCCTACGGCCGCGGCATAGATCGTTGGCTGCGGAAAATGGCGGAGCACGTAAACACCGGCGGCGCGGGAATAGCGTTCATCTTCGCACGAACAGATACCAAATACTGGCAGAGATACATATTCCCAGTCGCACCCGCGATCCTATGGCTCGAAGGCCGCGTAAAATTCCACGACCCAACAGGGAAACCAGGAAAATACCCAGCCCCCGCCCCCTCAACCCTCATCGCCTACACACCCCAAGACGCAGAAATCCTAACCAAAGCATGCGCCACCGGAAAAATCAAAGGAAACCTAACCCTCCACAACACCACATACGCCCTCACACCACCCAAATGGGAACACACCACACAAAACTAAAACCTAAGGAACCAACCACCATGAAAAACCCAATATTCCCCTACACCGAAGAACACGAAACCATCACCGACACACTAGGACACACCACTGGAACAATCCACACCATCCGATGCAACACCTGCACCTGGGAACACACCGAACACACCAACACCGGAAACGCCCTAACCATCCTCGACGCACAACTCGAAGCACGCCAAAAATACGCCAAACACCACCAGCAGAAACACCAACCACAACAAACACACACCGCGCTCGCTGAGGTGACGGCGTGAGATTTGTGAATATAGCGACTTCTGACCCGTTGGTGCTAATGACAAGAGAAATGGAGGGAAATATCGTGCAAACCCCGAAACATTACGAACCTATCCTGGAGCTTGACCCATCTAGAGTTATTAGCAGAATTTCTGACTGGTTTTTTGGGGCGGCGTTCAAATATATTTGGCGTGCACCGCGCAAAAATGGTCGTGAAGATTATTTGAAAGCGGCTGACTCTCTTAGGCGGCATTGGGTTTCTCATGTTGAGCGAAACGGTTTCAAAATTCCTACACCATGCAAAAACTTAAGTTCTCAGGATTGGTGGGAGATTAGACAGGTCATCCGTCTTGCGCTCAGCAACCGTGATAATCAGCATGCAGTGTTTCTTTATGAAATGCTCTCGCTCATGGAATCCGTTAATGAAAACGGTCGTTGGTACTACGACATTAGCGATTGGAGCCATGCGTGCCTGTATGTGCAGCAGCTATCTTCACTAGTTGCTGCGTTGGAGCATGTCGCAAAAGCCTTTGAGGATCCAGAAGATCGGCATTATCGTCAAAATATGTGGTCGCTAGAAAAATGACTGAAATCGTGCCTAACGGTGGAATGCAGCAATGGCAGTTTACGATTCCCACACGTAACCTGCCGTTGCTGAACGCGAATGACCGGCTGCACCATTACGCACGGAATGAGAAATTTCAGCGTATCAAACGGGTTGCTATCGCGGCCATTACGAAGCAGCAAATACCGGAAAAGCTGGAACGGATTAGGGTACATGTGGCGATCTTCAAGAATAGCCGTCGAAGATTTGATCTCGATAATTTCACACCCACCTATAAAGCTATCCAGGATGCGCTGGTGCAGGCGCGAATCGTGCCGGACGATAACGCAGAACATATCACCGAAATATGTTTCCGATTCGGTGGGTATGATAAAACCAACCCGCGCATAGAAATCATTCTCATTCACTCGGAAAACTCAAACACAACCACTAACTGAATTAGAGAAACCAATGCTGGAAACCACCGCCGGATCACCTGTCGAAACCGAAGCTGAATCATCCCTGCTGTCCTATGTCGCTGAACTAGTGGATGGGAAACCGCATATGCTGGAGCGCAACGGGAAACTAGAGATAATACGTGAACAGCCTCTACTAGAATTTTTGGATGATGCAGTTGCAGGCGGCGCAAATTCAGCACCGGGCGCTGGTTCTTCCGGGTCGCGCATGCTGATTTCTGGTGATGCTCTAGAAATCCTGGAGCATATCGAACACACCGTGCAGGGGTACGGTATCGGCGATGATCTGGCATCCGGTGTCAGAGCATGGGCGCAAGCTTGCATCGACGCGGGAGAGGTGACAGAGTTTGAGGCTATGGAATGCGCCGCCGCATGGTGCGACCGAATCCGCGGGCTAGAGGTTCACGAGCATTCTCTCAATGGTGCATGCCCTGTCTGTGGAGAACAGCAGGTGTGTGAGGTGGATTATTCGGGCGGTGGTAAATTCATTCGGTCTGCTCTGACATGGAATATTCACCGGGCTATGTGTCGGGTTTGTGGTGAAAAATGGACGGGACAAGAGAATATGCGAATCCTTGCTGTATCCCTTCTCCAACAGTCATAATGGGTTTACTGCGAACTAACTGTATCTACTATCTATGAATGAATGGGTTCAAGTAGTCTTACCTCGTTCTCGCAGTGGGTGAATGATCGCAACTTGCGTGTGGGCGCGAGTTGATTTTGGATAAGCCCCGCAACAGTCAATGATTGTTGCGGGGCTTGTGCTATACATCGGTAGCTCAATAGGTAGAGCGGCGGTCTCCAAAACCGCAGGTTGCAGGTTCGAGTCTTGTCCGATGTGCTTTCTAGATAGGGTGGTTTGCTATGGCGCTTGAACCGTATTACCGAGATGGCGATGTGACTCTTTATCACGGCGATTGTCTAGAGCATTCTAACGTATGGACTTCTGCGGATGCGCTCATCACGGATCCTCCCTATGGTATTGCGCTACCCGTCAAGTCGGATAAGTACCACCATAACGGCTTCGGTAAGAAGCAACGGGGAGGGGTTGTCGCGAACGACCAAAACCTTTATGTGCGAGATGCAGCTATTGCCGCCTGGCACGAAGAAAACACGCTCAAGAAACCTGTGGCAGTATTCGGAACATGGCGGCGTGAGAGACCACGCCAAACCAGGCACCGGCTTATCTGGCATAAAGACTCAAACATTTTAGGGCATCTACCCAATACCTTCACTCTCAAGGATGAAGAGATATACATCTGGGGTAAAGGCTGGTTGCGGGTAAGACCCGCGCAAGGATCAGTCATAACAACCACGGAGAACCGTACATCTTTGACGGGAAACATTGGGCATCCTACGCCGAAGCCTTTAGATTTGATGCGTACCATCATCGGCCGTATTGAGAACCAAGCAGCAATAATTGCTGATCCTTTCGCCGGTGCAGGTTCCACTCTGATAGCTGCATGGCAACTAAATCACCCGGCTATAGGTTTTGAGCTGGAGGAAGAATACTGCGAGCTGATAGCTCTTAGGCTTGAGCATTGGAAAATGTACGGCGGAGAGATCACGAGGAAGTATCGTCTGCATTATCAGCAGGTCGCCGCATGAGACGGAGGTGAGTCATGACCGATGGTCGCTTGGACTCGCGGCGTTACCGTGCGATGCGCAAAGCGTTTCGTGATGAATGCGAGGCGGTCGCTGCGTCATGTTGGTTATGTAACCAGCCGATCGATTATTCGATTCCGTGGAAAGATCCTTTGACCGGGCAAATCAATGATGATGCATTTGAGTTGGATCATCTTTATTCACGGTCGAAAAATCCGGAATTGACGTTAGATAAAGCTAATTTCCGACCTTCTCACCGGTCTTGTAATCGGGCTAAGTCTAATAAAATGCCTTCCGGTGGTTTGGGGTCTCTCACGCGGAAATGGTTCTATAGCTAGAGATAGTTTGACGGGAAATATTCTGAGTATTGTAAGGCTGGTTTGCCGGGTGGTAAGTCAGTGCTGGGGTAGGGGCGGTTCAAAAAGAATATTTCCCGGGCGTGTCCCCATCCTGGGGCGCAGCTGTCCTCTCCCCCCGCCGCGTTACCGGGGGGTCGCGCACGTGCGCGTATTATACGCAGTTAATTACGGCTTGCAAGCCGTTTTAGCGGGTTTTGAGGGGATTTAGGGTGAAAAAATACGATTATTTAGCAAAAATGCCTCCTATGTGGCATGAGCGCCCGCGTGGAACTTCGAAAAAACGTGTATCCAGGATAGCTAACGCCGCCGATTCATTGGACGGGTTCGGACTTGGCTGTGAAATCGACGTTATTACGTTCGGACAGTTTTCGCTCATTGATGCTGTGGACGCGATTTTAGATATGACCGGCCCGGCAGACGTGGTGATCGCAACATGGGCTGCCGCTCAATTCGACATGTCGCAAATCCAGGCGCAGCTGACCGGGCACCGCATCACAAACCTTCAAATCATCCTAGATGCCTCAATGGTGAACCGGTACCCGGACTTTTGCGCAACTCTGGAAGAGCGATTCGGCAAAGACTGCTTGCGAACTACGCAGACGCACATGAAATTCGTGCTGATTCGCACTGAAAAATATAAGGTAGTCATTCGCACGTCGATGAACCTGAACTATAACCCGCGTCTGGAATACATTCAGGTAGCAGAAGATGCAGAACTTTATGATTTTTTCGCCGCTGTGGTGGAAGCGGTCTTCGAGGCAGAAAAACCGGGGCTGGAATCCCGTCGGCAACTTGTGCCACGAGTACCAGGCGCAGCCGAAATCTCACCAACCACGCCCGTAGCAATGGGCGAACCTCCATCCCTGGGATACCCCCCTCGCCGGGGCATGAAACAGGCTAAAAAGTTGGGAGCCATCGAATATGTCGCAGGAAAAAACACTCGCTGAGACCCTAAAACTCGCTACACTACCCGCTGAAGTTGCTGCCGTACGTGAAGAACTCCTTAGCGCGCATTCAGAGGATATGCGACCCCGGATTATCGGGGCAGAGTTCGACGCATACTGTACCGCTGTTACCCGGCTGCGGGATGCACAGGCACGCATCGCAGAAGAAAAACTGATCGTCCCGGACGCAAAAAATCAGCCGATTGTGCACCCTGCCTACGCGGTGGAACGCATGGCCTCCGATGATTTGCGCAAATGGGGCGATAAATTCAAACCGCGAGGTCGTCGGTAATGGACTCGCACCCCCGGGAAAGCCTCTATGACATGGTTCAAGAGTCCATAGAGTATGCCCAAGAAACCGGGACTATCAAAAAGCAAGATGCAGCAGCGATCGCTCTTGCCCTTGATTATGCCCGGCTTGTGGACGACGCTTACGACGAATCTCAGCGTGCCTATGACCTGTCATATTTTACGAAAGCGGTCGCCATTAGCGGCCCGAACCTAGCGCGCATCCTCGAATCCTTGGGCTTGACCCCGAAAGCACGCGGGGAACTCACCGCGAAGCTGGAGGGAGAAGCTGATGAACTCGAAGCTCTCCGCGCTCGTCGAGGATTCAAAGCTGCAAGGTAAGACCGAACCGCGGCTGTGGACGCGACCTCTCCGGGAACTAACCCCAGAAACCTCCCTCGGTTTCGAGTGCATTGAATTCTCAGAAAAAATCCTGGGTCGGCCCCTGCATCCGTGGCAAAAATGGTTCCTCATTCATTCAATGGAGCTGAAACCAGGCTCGTACACCTCAGATGAGTACCCGGAATTCAGGTTCAAAACCGTTATTCTGCTGGTGGCACGCCAAAACGGGAAATCCTACATCATGAGCACAAGAATGCTCTGGAGAATGTTCCTGTGGACAGGCAAAGAAGTGAATCCGCCGCTTATCATGGGCACCGCTCATAAGCTCGGACTCGCTGAGGAAATTCTCGACCTGTCGTATAAAGCGATCCAAGCTTCCCGGCACTTGAATAAGCATTTGGGCCGCCGATCGAATGTAAACGGTGATAAGCATTTCGCGCTCAAGAACGGTGCCCGTTACCGGTGCTCGGCTGCCTCCGATGACGGCGGCCGCGGATTCTCCGTGACTGATCTTGCCTTCGATGAACTTAGGCAGCAGCGTGATTGGGAAGCATGGTCGGCTATGCTTTCCACCACGAACGCTGTTTTCTCATCTCAGGTCATCGCGGTCTCAAATGCCGGTGAAGCGAAATCCGATGTTCTACGTTCGCTCAGGAACAAAGCTCTCACCGAGCTTGAAGGCTGGAAGAGAGCACAGGGAACCGGAGACGAATACGCCCCGGAAGACTCTACATTGGGGCTTTTCGAGTATTCCGCCGAAGATGAATGCGACATTTGGGATCGTGAAGGATGGGCACAATCAAACCCATCGCTCGGATATGAACACGGGCCTTCAGAGGAAACCCTCGCATCGCTCGCCTCGCTGGTAGGTGAACCGGGCGCGGGCATGCCAGAACACAAATTTCGCACGGAAAACCTCTGCCAGTGGGTGCAAATCGCCAAAGACGGCCTTTTCAAGGTCGAAGATGTGGAGGCGTGTACTGAGGAAGGATCGGAAATCGCGCCGGATTCCCCGCTCTATATCGCAGTCGATACGTCGAAAGATCGCGGGATGACCTATATTGCGGTCGCTGGATGGAGGCAAGACGGCCTGCCCCATGTGGAAGTTATTACCAAACGCGCCTATACAGAGTGGGTCGCTGAATTTCTGGCTGAAAAACTCACGTTCACGCCGGAAGCGGTCATCTTCCAGGGGCGCGGTGCCCCCGCCTCCACGCTCATTGATTTTGTGGAGAAAAAGGGGGTTGAGGTAACACGGTGCGAAGGAACCAACTTACCGAATGCTTGCGGGCAATTCTATGACCGGGTAATCGGACACAGCATCCGATGGGGCAATCAACCAGACCTGTTGTTAGCCCTCGCTGAAACACAAATTAAGACGATGGGCGACTCATGGGTTTTCAACCGCGATAAATCACCTGTCGATATAGCCCCGCTCTGTGCCGTAATGCTTGCCCTATGGGGTTTAGCAAATGGTGTGAAACAAGAGACGAAAACATCTGCATATGCGGATGACGCATATACCGAATGGTGGAGGTGAAGCGCATGGCGAAATTGAGTATTGGTCGCATCATTACAGACGCGATCGTGAACCGTACTACCCGCGCCGCTGGCACCTTCGAGAACCGTCCAGTTGATATTTTCGTGAACTCCAGCGGTAACGCGGGCGGTGGGCAGTCGCCGGAAAATATGACACTCGCCGCTCTATACCGGTATCAGCCGTATTTGCGGATGGCCGTTGATTTCTACGCCCGCCATATCGCACAGCTGGCAGTGCATAGTTTCGCACGAGATGGTGAGAATCGCGAACGCGAATATGATTCAGCAGCGTACCGGCTATTGGCGAATAAACCTAACCATTATATGACCGGGTATGAACTGATTTATGACTTGACCGCAAACCTTGCCTTGTATAACCGAGCGTACTGGTTTGTTCTGCCAGGTGATGACGGCGAGCTGCAGATTCACCCGTTCCCGACCTCATGGGTGACACCATCCTATAGCGGCTACGCCGCCGTGTCGCACTACGAGATCAAAGTTCCTACCGAGGAACATATCGTGACTGTAGATGCAGATAAGTGTATTCCGTTTGAGGGGTGGACCCCGGAACCTGGTACGTCATCCTCGCTGGTAGAGACGATCAAGCTCATTCTGGAAGAAAACCACCATTCACGCAAATACCGTGTGCAGTTTTGGCGTAAATCCGGGCGGGTGGGTACCTATCTGACACGACCAGCGAACGCCCCAGCGTGGGATAATACCGCCCGCAAACGCTTCTATGCGATGTTCCAGGAATTCACCGGGAACAACGGCGCGAGAGCTGGTTCTACGCCCATGCTAGAAGACGGCATGGAGCTGAAAACGAACTATTTCAAATCCTCTGAAGAACAGTGGGCTGAATCGATCAAATTGTCTCTCCAGACGGTTGCACAGGTGTACCAAATTCCCCCGGCCATGCTGGGAGACACCACCGCAACCAGCTATGCGTCGATGCGCGAGTACAACAAGAGCTTGTACTCGAACACACTCGGCCCGCTCGTGCGTTTCATCGAAGCTCGATTGAACGCTTTTGTGCTACCCATGCTGAACGTTGATGAAAATGTTTTCGTGGAATTCAACGTGCAAGAAAAGCTACGCGGCTCTTTCGAAGAGCAAGCATCTATTCTATCCACCT